GGCGCAATTCTGACAAGCAAATTCTGTGCAGCGTGAATTATGGTAAAATAATGCCATGATAGGCATGAGCATAACGTTTACCAAGCAGGTTGCTGCAGGCACGGACGAATTAAACGATCCAACCTACACAACTACTGACATCACAGTTGATGATGTATTGGTAGCGCCGATCACAGAGCCAGCCAACGCCCGTGAAAGCCAGGCGCTTGAGCAAAGCCGTGACCAAGTGCGCGTGCATCTACCAAAATCTAATACAGAAGACATCAGCGATAGCACATTTGTTTATGAGGGCAAGACGTTCAAGGTTGATAGCGCCAGCGTTAAGTTCATGGACGAAAACACGCCAACGCGATGGAACACTTACTTTAGGGCGGAATGTGTAAATGGGTAATGATGTTGAAGTTATAGTAGTAGCCTGGCTTAATTCAATATTAGGCACTGGTTGGGCAGCCAGCGGCAGCAAGTCAAAAGAAGCTGGTGAGAAATATGTGCTGGTTGATCGTGCTGGCGGTCCGCGTGTGGCTATGGTACTTGATGCGGCCCAAATACTTATTGAGGTTTACCACAAAGACAGCCGTAGCGCTGCCAAGAATAAGGCAAATGAAATTGCTGATCGCATAGTAGAGCTTAAAGCCTACGCCCATAACGTCACCACAGCAGAAGTTAATTCAGTTGTTCACCTGCCCGACTTACTGGGCCAATATGAGCGCTACCAAGTCTACTGTGATATTAGTTGCAGGCGTTAGAACAAAAAAGTTGTTCAAAATGCTTGTTGTATTAAATTCGCTTATGGTATATTAGTGATAAGTCAGAAAAAACGCTTACTCAGCGGAAAGGAAAGAGGGAATGGCTGATTATTTTACAAAAGATGATGATGGTAATTACCAAGAGGTAACCGAAAAGTTACATACTCAAGGTGATATAGACAAAGTCGTGCAGTCCCGTTTGGAACGTCAAAAAGAGCAGTTTGCAGACTATGACGATCTTAAGGAAAAGGCTGGCAAAGTTGATACTGTCACGCAAGAATTTGAAGGTAAGCTTAAGGAAGCAGGTGAAAAACTTTCAGCTGTTGAAACCGAACGCGATACTGCAAAGCTTGATACTGTAAGGTTGAAAGCAATGACAAAATTCAAGCTATCTGATGATCTGGGTGAATTTCTTAACGGAAGTGACGAAAAGACCATACTTGACCAAGCTGAAAAGCTTTCAAAGGGTGTTGGCGGCGCTGGTGTAAAGATTGACAAGACCGAAAAGCCAGAGGACAAAAAGAACTCTGACATTAAAAAGGTTACCCAGGGAATATTCGGCAAAAAGTCTGACGATTAGTTAATATTTTAATCGTATAGAAAGTGAGAAACCTAAAATGGCTTCTGCAACCCCTCTACGCACCTCTGTTTTGAACCTAGCTAACCACCAGGGCAAAACTTGGCGCAAAAACATCAAGGGCGGTGTCCTTGCAAAACTAACACCAGGTGAACCAGAACTTAAGGTTGGTGTAACTGACCACTTTGTGTTCACTGGCACACCTAAAGCCCAACTTGTTGGCGAAAGCGCACAAAAAGAAAGCCAGAACGGCGCACCTGGCAAGAAAAGTGTTCGTACTTACAAGGTACAAATCACTTACCGTTTTAGTAACGAAGTTCAGTGGGAAGATGAAGACTACCAAACTCAACTTATTGAGAACTTGGTAGCCAACGCTGCTACAGCCATCAGCCGCGCACTTGACTTGCTTGCAATTCACGGTATCAACCCAGCAACGGGTGCTACTGGTGCGGTTACTGACTACTTCACTAAGCCTGCTAACGATGTACACCGCGTTACTCGTACTGCAAATGCACAAAACGACATGGAAACTGCAGCTGGCCTACTCCAGGGTAGCGGCTACAGCGCAAATGGTATCGGTTTTGATCCAGTCTTTGCTGGTCAGCTTGCCCGTACAAAAGACGAAGACAAGCGCCCACTCTACCCAGAGCTAGGTCTTGGTTTTGCCTTTGACAACTTCCAGGGACTTAATGCCGCTTCTAGCGACACTGTATCTGGTAAGCAAGAGCTTGACCCAGAAGATGCAACGCTTAACGCCATCATGGGTGACTTCAACGCATTCAAATGGGGTATCGCACGCGATATGCCACTTGAGCTGATTGAATACGGTGACCCAGATGACAACGGTGACCTTAAGGGCCACAACGAAGTAGCGATCCGCGCTGAAAGCGTGATTGGCTTCGGCATCATGGACGATGAAGCGTTTGCCCTCATTGACGGCGTAGCACCATCAGCCTAGTCACTGACTAGCACCAGCGGAAACACCCCAGCAATGGGGTGTTTTTGTGTGGTAAAATAAACGTATGAGCAAAAAGCAAATCGTATTCATGCACAAAACATCTGGTGAAATTAAAATTTGCCGCACTGTGCTTGAGGGCCAGCTTTTAGGCGATGAGTGGACACAAATACAGTTCACTAAAAATGACAAAGGTGAGCGTGTAATGCGCTTCAAGTTTGATAAATTCACTGTAGACATCTTGCCTAATGGCACTAGGGAGGTTGTAAGCGATGGCAACGGAAGCACAAAGTAAATATATATCTGATCTAGCAGTTATTAAGACCAAAGAATTCAAAGAGGTCAAAGAGCTGCTTATTGCTAATGAAATTATTGGCGCTGATGCGGAAATTGTTAAAACGGCTGGTACTATAGCTGAAATTACGCACGCATTGACCGATGAACAGGCTTCACACTTCATAGACGTACTGAATACCACCGAAACCCCAGACAGGGGCAAGGTATACGCTAAAAAGCGCGTGGTGGGGACTGTGGGCCTGCTTGATGACATTAAAAGCACTATAGACGGGTGGGGCTTCTAACATGGACTACGCAAAACTTAACCGCACCATTCTAGCTAAGGTCATGGCGGCACTCAAGCTGATTAACAACCCAGAAATTGACCCAGAAGTGCGCCAGCTAAACCAAGAGATATTATTTAGGGAAGTGGGCGCTGCAGTCTATGGCAAGGTGTACGATATGAACGCCTTTGACTTTGAAATTGAACATACTACTGGTCCTGGCATTGACGAACGCTATTTTGGCCTGGCAAAGGTGGCTTCTGCCAGCGTATCTACAGGCACGGTGGGCCTTGAAGAGTACGTTAAAAACTATTTGGATCACGCGGCCAGCAAAGCCCAGCATGATGCAATGGTGACCGCCAAGCAAAGCGGCAAGCGCACACGGGTCATACGAACGGTCAATGGCGATATCTGCAAGTGGTGTAGGTCATTGGCTGGTGAGTATGATAGCCCTAGCGCAGAAGTATTTAGGCGGCACGGTGGTTGCGATTGTAACATTCGTACAGAGGGCTACCGATCACGCAATAGGCTATTGAATAACTATGTCAAACCTCAAGACCGTTAAACTGGTACTTGATGGCAACGTACCCAGCAAGAAAAACAGCCGCATAAACACCAGCAGTGGCCGTTCATTCCCGAACAAAAAATTTGTTCAGTGGCAAGAAGATGCAATGTGGCAGGTACGCCAGCAAACCCGTGAACGCTTTTTTGGAATGGTCCAGGTAGATGTGGTTATTTACTTTGGGACTAAAGGCAAGGCAGATGCAGACAATAAACGCACCAGCATATTAGACATGCTAGTTGAAATGGTAGTGCTGTCAGATGATAACTATAAGTGCGTGGCAGATGGCCGCGCCATCGGTGTTTATCGCAAGGGCAACCCAGGCGCGTTTGTACGAATTAGGGAAGTTACGCCAGAGTATATTGAACAAGAGATTGCTTCAATTATTAACGACTAAGACACTTATGCTACAATTACAATATCTGGTATAATAACAACCAATAACAACTACGCTAACGGTTGCGGTAAAACTGGCTTAAAAGGAAAAGCGATAGTAATGCAGCCGCAAGACCAAGTAGTGATAGATTACGCAAATTCATTAGCCAACAGGCTGGTCTATTGCCTTACTTCTAAGCAGGTCAAAGTCCAAGACAAATACGACTATTACAACGCTGATAACGATGTGCCAGACTTGGGTATATCAACACCTATGAAGATGCGAAACTTGCGCCCTGGTATCGGTTGGGCGCAGCGTGCTGTTAATACCCTATCTGACCGCGTAGCCTTTGATGGCTTTGCAAATGATCGCTTTAGCGTGAACAGCTACATGGACAGCATTGGCGGCTTTAGCGTATTAGACAAAGTAAAGCATGATGCGTTCGTGGCTGGTTGTGCGTTCGTGGCCGTTGCAGATGCGCCTATTGGTGCTACAGAGCCAAAGGTACTTGTACCATTCACCGCGCTTGAAGCGACTGGTGAAGTAGACCAGGTTACTGGCCTGCTTAAATGGGGTCTAGCAGTCACCAAGTGGCACATTCCTAAGCCACGCAAGGCAGGCGTAAACTTTGCGCCAAAAGACTACATCTTATTCACCCCAGAATTCACAGCGGTATTCCAAAACCGTTACTTGGTTGAGGTTGTACCGAATAACACGGGTCGCACATTATTGCACCCAGTCACACACCGCGCCAGCGCTGACCGCCCACTGGGCAAGTCACGGCTTACTAACACGGTCCGCCGCATTATTAACGAAGTAGGCCGCCTAAAGCGCCGTGAAGAGATTGCAGAAGAGTTTTACGCACTGCCACAGCGCTACATTAGTGGTATTGCAGAGGGCGCGGAAAAAGACCCTAACCTAGACAGCGCCATTGGTAAAGCATGGGTTATTAACGTAGACGAAGACGGCAACCACCCAGACATCGGCCAGTTGCAGCAAATGAGCATTGACGGCTTTGAGACAAGCAAAAAAGACAAGGCCCGTGACTTCTGTGCTGAAACCGCACTTACACTACGCAACTTGGGCTACGAAACAGGCAACCCAAGCAGCGCTGAAAGCCTTGCTGCCATGTCTGACGATCTATTACTTGAAGCTACTAACAGCCAGGCTGAAATGGGCAAGCAGTTCAAAGAAATTATGATTACCCTACGCCTAGCACTTGATAACAACAATGAAGTGCCAGCTGGTATGCGCGACATCATACCTGCATGGAAGCCTATATTTACAGCAGACATCGGCCAGGTTGGTGATGCTATGTTTAAGCTATTCCAGGCAATGCCAGAGCTTGTAGGTACTGTTGAGGGCTACGCAATGATGGGTATTGGTATTAGACAGGCAGAAGCCCTTGTATTGAAGCGCCAGCAAAATAACACGGCCAGCTTTATGAATAACAGTGGAGGGCCACAGCAATGAGCGTAACAACCCCAGTAACATCACCAAACGCCTACGCTGACCATGATGATCTAGCTGAATTTTGGAAGTCATTAACCAGCGAAGAGGAAACACGCGCTGATAAGCTATTGAAGCTTGCCAGCAACCGTTTGCGTACCAAAGCTGACCAAACAGGCTTCAACATGGACAACAAAGTTAATACTGACCCTGCTTACTTTGAGACGGTCCAGTGGGTTGTCATGGAAGCCACCAAGCGTGCCATGCTTACGCCGACCGATGCGCCGCCAGTGAATAGCCGCCAACAGACTGCAGGCCCATACAGTGAAAATCTTGTGTTTACTAACCCAGCTGGTGACCTTTGGTTTAAGAAGTCAGAGCTGCATGATCTAGGGTTGTATGGTAACCAGAAACTTAGTAGCATAAGCACTGTGCCGCATAACGATATTTACGGCGATAATTGCTACGAAAGTTCATAGGTAATGGCTAAAGAAACGACACCACCAGAACGATGGGAAGTTGCGGAAATGATCCGCGGCGCTATTGAAGTTCATGAGACCAAAAAAGAAAGTAATTTTGTCACTAAGACAGAGTTCACTTATGCAAATCAGTTGCGTGACCAGGCTGTTGATAAGCGCCTAAAAGACCTTGAAGATGATGCCACTGATGCTAAAGATCGCAACAAATGGCTGTTTAGGCTTGTAATTGGGGCTATAATAGTATCGTTAATACCAGTAGTTATTGCGCTGATATCACAAGCACAAGGGAATATACTGAAATGAGCGAAAAGACCCGACAGCCTAAGATCATCTATATACTGGCAGTCTTAATGTTGCTTGCCCTCGTATTCGTGGGCTATACAAGTTATAGGGTCATAACACTTGAGCCAGGCCAGCAGCAAGTTACTACTGCAGGCACGATTGCAAAGCCCAGTAATAACGTAAAAGATGCCACGATAGGCCAAGATGGCAGCCTGGTGCTTACTTATGAAGATGGTACTACCCGAATTGTGGGAAATATCACAGGCGCTACGGGTGCGGTTGGCCCAGCACCGTCACAAGCTGAAATTGCCATTGCTGTTGCAAACTACTGTTCAAGTGGCCGTTGTGATGCCAAAAACCCATCATCAGAGCAGGTTGCCGCTGCTGTAGTCGCATACTGTACCGTTAATAGTGGTTGCAAGGGTGATAATGGTGTAAACGGCAAAGATGTGACCGCAGAACAGGTTATGGCCGCTGTAAGCCAATATTGTGCAGATGGCCGTTGTACTGGTCCAGCAGGCCCAGTGGGCGCTGCAGGCGCAGATGGCCGCACTGCAATATTGTCTTGCGTTACACGCGATGATGCACAGTATGTTGCATGGAGGTACGAAGCGGAAGCTAATAGCGCCTACCGCGACTTGTACCAATTACCACCACTGGCGCAGGGTAGTAATTGTGTTGATCTAAGGAGTTAAGCCATGTCAAACTTCACAAAGCTTTTTAACCGCAAAGAGATAGCCGTGATGGTCGTATTTGTCGTAGTAGTTATATTTGGCCCAATCACCGCCATGCTGCTGCAGTCAAACGCTAATAACCAGACAAGCCGCGAAAACCAGGGCTACTTACGATACCTAGCATGTGTGGCTGATGTGCGAAACAAAGCCAACGCACTAACCATATCTGTTAATAAGCTAGATCAGTGTTGGGAATTAGCGGAAGCGCAAGCAGGCGTTGATCTGCCGCGATACTATAACCAAGTTAAATAGCTTGTGCTATAATTAGCGCATAAGCAGAGCCGCCCAGGCGTGTTGTGCCAACAAAGCTAGACAAAGGTTAAAGCCATGAGTAATAACAACTCTGAAAACGTATCGTTTGGCAAGCCTAAAGCCACTGGTGCGCTATTCGTAGCCCCTGCTGGCACTGCAGTACCTAGTAGCGCTGCAGCATCACTTGACCCAGCATTTCAAAATCTGGGTTATGTAAGTGATGAGGGTTTGGTAAACAACGTTGAGACCGATGTAGAAGACGTATTTGCATGGGGTGGGGACAATGTATTGTCCGATCAAACCACTTACATGGAAATGTTTACGTTCAACCTCATTGAGACCAACGTAGAAGTTGCCAAGTTGTACTATGGTGAAGACAACGTCACAGTTGATGGTGACAACATCACTATTCGCGCTAACAGTAAAACGTTGCCCGAAATTGTGTTTGTCGCAGAACTCGTTATGACTGGCGGACGCGTAAAGCGTATCGTGGTTGAACGGGGTCGCATCGCTGACCGTAGCGCGGAAATTTCTTATGTTGATGGTGAGCCAGTGGCTTACCCAATCAACCTTAAGGCGTTCCCAAGTTCTACTGACGGTGACACCCACAAAGAGTACATTGCTGCTATCGCTTCATCTTAAGCGGTCCAGTAACTTGCCAGAAAGCGCCCTATGGGGCGTTTTCTTGTTGTGCTATAATTATGCTTACGATAAAGAAGTAAGAATTGGAGTGACCAAATTATGAGTGATGCAAAACAATCAACTGTTCATGAGCTTGAAGTGCATGGTGTTAAATTCACCGTAGACACTGACCTTTTGGACGATGTTAAAACGCTTGAATATTTTGATCGCATTGAGGGCAAGGGCCATGTATCAGCAGTGATGCCATTGCTTGTGCTAGTCATGGGTGAAAAGGGCTACAAGAAACTTGAAGCTGACTTTACAAAGGCCGATGCTGACGAACACGCAAAAGAGTACCCAGACCCAGAAGTGTACGCCAAAGAACACCCAGAAGCGCCAGAATACCACCCTCGTATGCGCGTTCAACATTTGCAAGATACTTACCTGGCTATTGTTGATAAATTCAACCCAAAAGCCTTGCGCTAATCAAAGTACGCCGTGACCACTTTGATGAATTAGAAGCGGACTTTTACCAGTATTACCACATAGACATCACGGCCCTGTATAACGTAGACCACAAGAAAGCGGCCAGGCTTCTATTTCAGTTGCCGCGTGAAAGTAGGGTGTTTAAGAAGCTTGAGCCAGCAACCGAATGGGGCTACGATCAGATATTTCTTAATCAAATTGTTTGGCTTCTTGAGACTGTGGTTTGGCAGAATGCAACGCCAAGTAAAAAGGCCGAACAAGCACGCCATAAGACCCAGAAGCCTGCACTATTCACGCCAGAATTCATGAAGAAGAGTGGTGTGGTTGAGGGCATCAAAAAAGACACGGTTGCGGCTGACGTTGATACGATCAAAGACCTGCTTAGTAGGCCACGTTCATAGCTTTACAGTTGTTGTAAATAATGATTTGATATTTAACAGGGGTGCGACCCCTGTTATTTTTGCACTCCCCTACCCCGCCTAAAAGACCACTTCTAACACCTTACAGCCAAAAATCAAGCGACACCCATGCAAAATAGGGTAGAGCGCTAATACGCGTGGTGGGCTATACTAATAAGCATGAGTAGAGACGTATCATTTCAGTTGGACACGGCGGCTGCAGAAGTCATTTTGACTGACATGGTAGCGCCACTAATTAAGCAGTCTGGTGAAGCCATTGCAGCACGCGCACAGAGCATGGCAGCCAGCATGTCTACCGATCCGCCAAACATCACGGTAAGTACCAACGTAGGCACAATAAAACGCGGTAGGCGTGCCATTGCCACCATCACGGCAACGGGTAAAGATGCCCACCAAAACTACATTGGACACATGGCTTTATTAAAGGCTAGAGATGCTGGGCGCGTGTAACAGCTTATGGTATAATTTGCAATATACATACCACGCTACGGTTGCGGCAAAACTGGCTTAATAAAACCCGAAAGAAGCAAGCAACCAAATGGCAGGTGACATTGGATCAGCAACAGTACGCGTAAGCCCGAACATGACGGGTATACAGGGCAAGATTGCCGCTGGTTTTAAGGGCGCGGCTGGTCCTGCTACTGCAGCGCTTGGTGATGAGGTTGAAAAAAACAGCGGCCCGTTCCAGGGCGCATTAGGTAAGCTTGGTGGTTTTGCAAAGGCAGGCGGCCTGGCGATTGCCGCAGGTCTGGCGGCTGGCGCGGCTGGCATGGCCGCACTTACTGGCAAGGCATTACAGGCTGGCGCTGAACTTGAACAGCAGCTTGGTGGTGCAGAAGCGGTGTTTGGTGAATATGCCAACCAGATCAAAGCCGCTGCAGATGATGCCTATACGAACGCTGGTTTGAGCCAAAACGAATTCTTGCAGGGCGCAAACAAAATGGGTTCACTATTCCAGGGCGCTGGCTTTGATGTTCAAAGTTCAATGAAGATGAGCGCCGAAAGTATGCAGCGTGCATCAGACGTTGCTTCAATCATGGGTATTGACACCACTACAGCCCTAGAAGCCGTCACGGGTATGGCTAAGGGTAACTTCACTATGATGGACAACTTGGGTGTTGCCATGAATGATACCGCCATTGGCGCATACGCACTTAGCAAGGGTATCAACAAAAGCACATCTGAAATGTCCATACAAGAAAAGGTGGGCTTGGCGCAACAGATGTTCATGGAAAAAACCGCTAAGTATGCAGGCAACTACGCTAAAGAGAATGACACGCTGGCTGGTAGTATCAACACCACCAAAAAGGCGTTTGAAGACTTTATGGCTACAGGTAACGTGAACGGCTTTGTGAATAGCCTGGTTAAGACCATTGAAATTGCCGTGCCAACCATCGTTAATTTGCTGCCTAAACTTGTAGAGGGCATCGGTAAGATACTTGAAGCCGTTGTGCCTGCCTTGAGCGCCGCACTGCCAACACTGATACCTGCACTTATTAACGCGGCCAAGATCCTTATTCTAGCGCTGGTAAATGCAATGCCAACCATCGTACAAGCCCTACTGGGCGCACTGCCAACGCTTATTCAAGCATTCATTCAACTGTTCCTAGCGATTGTGCAGGCTTTACCGCAGATCATCACTATTATTGCCAACGCCTTGCCAGAAGTCATTAAAGCACTTGTAGAGGGTCTAACTAACCCAACCGCACTGACGGCCATGATTATGGGCTTCATTCAGCTATTCTTGGCCCTGGTGACCGCACTGCCGCAAATCATTGTGGCCCTGGTAGATGCGCTGCCAATAATCATTGACAACATCGTTAAGACACTTACCAGCACTGAATTCATCAACATGATGATAAAGGCCACCATCACGCTGTTCATGGCGATCATTAAAGCTATACCGCAAATCATTGGTTCATTGGTTGGCGCACTGGGCAGCATTCTTAAAACTATTGGTGACACGCTTTCACCTGGCAACCTGGCGCGTATCGGTGGCGATATGATTAAAGGCTTGTGGAATGGTATAAACGATCTAGGCAAGTGGGTGCTTGATAAAATCAAAGGCTTTGGTGACAGCATTCTAAACGGTATTAAGGGCTTCTTTGGCATTCATTCACCATCAACCGTATTTGCTGAAATTGGTCATAACCTAGACAGGGGATTGGCACAGGGAATTGAGGGCAGCGCTGGCCTAGTGAGCGATGCGGTAGACAGCATGGCAAATAGCGCCCTGGCTTCAATGACCGCTAACCCATCACTAGATGCCAGCATGAACGTAAACCCGATGAACAGCACCCCAGACTATGCGCGTGCAAGTCTTGCCGCAACGCCGCCAATAGTCCAAAATAATGATGTATACAACCAGGTAGATATGGACAAAGTAACCACTGATCTAGCTTGGCAAGTAAGGCGTAAATAAAATGAATATATTAGTAAACGAACTTCTAACACTAAGCGCCGATGCTAACGGTGGTCACTTCATCATCAAAAGCGTTACTGGCTTGGGTTCTGCAGACATTCGCAATTCAAGCTTCTTATTCAGTGGCCGTGACGGTGGTATGGTCACAGACCAATTCTTAGGCTTCCGCACCATCGTCATTACTGGTGAAATTGGCGCAAACGATATGACAGCCAACCAGCATAAGCTTGACCGCGCGGCGCTGCAGGCAGCAATGCCACTTGGTGTAACATTCCCTATAGACATCACACTGTTCAATGGTGAGACTTACCGCACTGAAGTAAATCTTACTGATCTTAAAATGGAGTACAAACAGCGTGGCCTACGCAGTGATGTGTTAATTCAGCTTACGGCAGGTGATCCGCTATTTTATTCAACAGACGATGGCGATATTCAGACCGCCCACATCACCCGTGTTACGCAGGGTGGTTATGTTACCCCTTATGACCTGCCAGTAAACTGGGCCAGCGGTAGTTCACCTACAGTAGTCACAAACAACGGTGAAGCCGTCTACTTGCCACGCATTGAAATACACGATCAAGCAGATAACCCTGTGATTATCAACCAGACAACTGGTGAGCGCTTTGAACTAGATATTAACCTGGTAAATGGTGATGATGTAGTAATTGACATGCGTAAGCGCACAGTCACGCTAAACGGTTCAAACATCATTGGTAATAAGACAGATGATAGCGTGTGGTGGGGCTTGCAGACTGGCCCTAATAGCATTGTGCTAGACAGTAACAGCGGCAGCGACACCGTGACAGCTGATATTTACTGGCGCAACGGTGTGAGGGGGTTATAATGACCCCTACCCCAAAATACGAATTTGAATGTTGGATCAACGGGGTGCAGGTTGGTGACATCACTAAACTGATGCAAAACCGCGCCTTTGAGCTTACCCGTAACGGCAGCGAACAACTGTCATTCAGTATGAGCTTGACCGCCTGGGAAGCATACTGTGCTGAATTGGGCGCTGCACCGCAGGCCGTGCTTGAAGCCTATGTAACTGATATTCGTGTGAAGCGCAAGGGCCGCTACTATTTTGGCGTTCATGTAGTGGATATGGGCTTTGGCCTGGCTGAAAGTGGCATCACGCTTGAGGTGAAAGCTACGGGCTTCTTTGACCTATTTGCTGACCGATATGTTACCAAGACCTACACGCAAACAGAGCGCGTTGCAATGTTCCTAGACCTCATTAACGAAACGCAAGACACTGGCAACCCAGATGATGACTTTGGCGTTGTGCCTGGTCCGCTGCAGTACAATACAGGCCAGCTAAGTGATCGTGAGTATGTAGACCAAAACGTGCGTGATGGCGGCGTAAATCTTACCAACCTTAGTGATGGTAACTTTGACTTCCGCTTTAACTATGACCGTAGTGTTGAGACATTTGCCCAAATTGGTAGTGACCGCCCAGATATGAAGTTTAGCTACCCATACAACGTAAAGAGCGGCAAGGTGAGCCACACGGCATTAAGCCTGTGGAATTACATTATTGGCTTGGGTTCTGGCTTTGGTGAAGAAGCATTGCGTACTGTGACTGCAGACCCAGTGAGCAGGGGCAACCACAAAACACGCCAAAAGATTGTCAGCTTCAACAGTGTAAGTGAGCAGCAAACGCTTGATGAAAACACCTATGCCTACCTACAGAAAGTTAAAGACATTCTTGAGCTGCCAACATTCAACATCAGCGGCGCACTGGCAGACCTAGATATTCTGGGTGTTGGTGACCGTGTGCCATTTGAGGTAGTGGGCCACCCTGCACTGCCAATTAACGGCACATACCGAATTGAAAAAATATCAGTCACACTTGATGAAAACGATGCCGAAGATATAGCAATAACGGTAGACAACTATGGCTTATGAACAGATTAGACCTAGCACCAGAAAACCAACTTGCGGCCTTAGTTAAGCAAATAGAAGACGACTTAACGCAAATAAAAAACCGCCAGCGCCACAGTGGCCTTAGTGGCCTTGTGGGTTATTTTGTGCAGACTGCAAACCTATGGGACATATCAAGTGTTGCAAGCAATACGGGCGGTGATCCTGGCTACCGTGAATTTGAGATTATATTTACCTCTAGCGGCAAGCAGCCATTCCCCGTAGAAAATGTGCAGCTTGATATTCGTTTTGGTGGTACTGCAGACATCAACAAACCAAAAGAGCTGCCCAACGGCTTCTGGGGCTATGATGATGGCGTGAACTTTGCTGGCATGTTTGACCGCAACCCCGAATTCACCAAGAGCTATAGCGGCAATGAAACACAGTATAGGTGGACATTTGGCTTTAACGTATTTGGCACGCTATCTTATTTCATTAAGGTATATGCTTCTGGCACTAGCAAAGGCACAATAGAAGTAAGGCAAACAGCACCGTAGGTAAATTATGGAAGATACACGCTTAGAAATAGCCGACAGCCAAAACCTGCAGAACAGGATCGCTACCGCAATGCAGCAAATGCGTGAGCTTAAGCAGGGCCAGTTCATTGGCGGTGATAGTATTCGTTTTTATAAGAAAAGCACCAACAATGTATATGACTGGGGCGGTGTGCCACCACAAAGCCCACAGGCTTCTTATGTGAGTACAAAAATTATTCGCATCACGGCTACTGCACTAACCCAGAACGTGCTATTTGCTGATCTGATTGCCGAACATCGTATTAACAGCCCTACTGCAGCGCGGCACACCATTTTGAACTACATTGACGAAATATACGCCAATACTACCTACTTCAATATATTTGTTTATGCCGATGCCCAAGAGCCTGGCAAAGAAAACGTGCAAAGTTGGACTGTATCATTTTCTGGCGGTGACCCTGCAGGTGTAAGCCGCCCACTGAATAATCAGTATGTTAAAGCGTATGTGATGGCTAACGATGATGTGCAAATATCAGTTACGGAGTTGAACTAATGGCTAGTGATCGCATACCACCAGAAGAGCAATTTGCTGCAGATGTGAAGACCCTGCTAAATGACCTTGAGCAGTACAAGCAGTTTGCCCGATCTGGGCAAGATAGTATTCGTATGTACCGCGTTTTCAGCAACAATGCCGCTGACAAGACAATGACGGGCGTTACATTCAAAAACACACGCTTTAGGCTAACATTTACCCCAGATGATATTGGTGAGCTTGGGCTAGTCTATAAAATGGAGTACACATATACAGAAGCCAGCGGTCCATCTATTAGTTCGGTCCAAATAGATGTAGAGCGTGAAAATGTTGATAATGCCGATGGCAGCCAGAGCTGGTTGGTAAGTGTTAGTGGGTCTGACTTCTTCCCTAACCCACTGGTAACAATGAAGTTCTATTTTTGGGCATCGGGGCGTGGCACATTTAGTACAACTAATTTGTAAAATCTGATATTATAGCATAAGGAGTAAGCAACCATGAGTTTAGCAACATCAAACAGAGACGGCGGACGAACTAGCGAAAGCGGACATCTTCGCGCTATTCAAAAGGTTATTCAAGGTGAAGTTCTAACTGGCTTAACGCCAAGTCAGCGTGGCGCTGGCGCAAACATGAGCATTGACATTGCTATTGGTGATGCGGTCATTCCGCGATCAGACGGCACTTATGGTCACCCTGCCTGGAATGATGCAGTTTATAACCAAGTCATTTCTGCAGCCGATGTGAGCAACCCACGCCGTGACATTGTTGTTATGTACATTGACTACAGCCAAACGCCTAGCACTGGCGTCAGCAACAACACCAACGGTGTAGTCAAAATCAAGGTGGTCAATGGTACGCCAGCAGGTAGCCCATCAGACCCATCAGACAGCGCTATTCAATCATCTGTAGGCGCAAGCAACCCCTGGATCAAATTGGCCCGTGTGCGTGTTGCTGCAGGTGCTTCAAGTATTACGAACTCTGTTATTGACGATCAGCGCGTTATGGCAAACGGCCTTGATAACGGCGGCTGGCAGCAAGTACCAAACAGCCAGGCTGCAAGCTGGGCATTCTCAAGCTTCAACTCTGCTACGCGCATTGGTGTGTTCACAGTACCTACTGATGCAACTACCCGTTATTCACCAGGCCAAAAGGTCCGTGTTTACCAGGCAACTGGCGGCTGGAAGTACGGCTTTATTGTTGCAGTAACCAGTACAACAGTTAGTGTATTCTTTAACCTTAGTATCACGCTTAATAACGAAGCAGTGCTATTACCTGCTATTTCTTACCACCATGTACCAGCAGGCTATACTGGCCCACAACTTGTTAAAGAAATGTGGTCAAGCTTCACTGGTGGGTCTGTTACAAACAGTGAACGCTGGGTATATGAAATAAGCGGCTGGCGTGCAATTCAGTTTACTGGTACAGCACCATATATCACTTTGGCCGTAGCATACGGTATGACCTTTGCCAGCGCCCCTGCCCCAATCGTAGGCTTTGGCGGTGACAGTGGTAACGTAGCATTTGCGCTTGGTACTGGTGGCAACACCATTAACGGTACGACTGTATCAAAGGCTTATGGGGTTGGTACAACTGGCTTCAGCATCGCAGGTGGTAGTTCAAATAGTAACTATGCAAACGGCAATGTGGTGTATCTACACTACCTTGCACGCGGTCCAGTAAGTTGATAAGAATGGAGTTTTGAAATGTCTAAAGATAAACCAGTTGAAGTAGAACTAGAAGATGTAAAAACGGCTAGTGATCTAATTGCTGAACTAAAGGTTAGTGACAAGAATTTCAACCGCGCAAAGCGCATTGTTGAAAAGAAAGCTGACATCATCAAGCATGATACGTTTTACGACATTGACCTTATTGCCATTCTAGGTATGCGACATGAGAGCGTGCAAAAGAAAAAGGCCGATGCTATAGACGAAGCGGCTAAAGTTATTGCTGCAAGCCTTGACAATGGTGATCTTGTACTATCTGACAGCTTTGAGGATCAGCACGGTATTAAGTAGCTATGGACGATCTGCCTAGAAAGCAGAAGTGGAATAGAACAGAATGGGCCGCCACCCGAAAACGTGCGCTTGCAACCCTTGACCCAATTTGTGCTATTTGTCACAGAGCTATTGACTTAGAAGCCCCACCCTTTTCACCATTAGCAGTAGAAGTAGATCATATTGTGCCACGCGCACGCGGCGGTTCAATGTACGCCCTAGAAAACCTGCAGCTTACACACAGTCAGTGTAACCGTAAAAAGGGCGCTAGAATGGCTGACGATTATGAAGAGAATGAAGCCATCAACCAAGTGCCGCTATCAAACAACTGGTAGCGGTCTGTGCTATAATGCTTATATAAAGTTAATTGGAGGGTCTTTATGTCCGAAGTAGAAAACACCACCCCAGAGATCAGCGCAGAAGCACTAGCTGCTTATGTGCCAGAACAGGAAGAGGGAAAAGAATAATGGCACGAACTAAGCAAGAAGTCCGCGACTTCCTTAATAGTCAAGTCGGCCAAAAGGTAAATGCCAAAGCTGGTATTTATAACGGTCAGTGTGTATCACTGATTAAGGCACTGCTTGAATTCTTGGGTGTAAATAACCCATACGGCGCACGCGGTAACGCTAAAGATGTTGGCGATACCCTATTGCGTGAGGGCGTTGCCCACAATGGCGGTGGCTGGCTTACGGTCATTGTAAACCGTGATATGGGCCTTATTGACGGTGTGCGCTACGGCCACATCTGGCTTGATCTGAACGGTGAAGCTAACTTTGAGCAGAACGGCGCACGCGCCCTTTACACCACAAAGAATACGCGCCCACGTTCACAGGGTCAGCAAGAAGTAAACCTTGACCACCTGCTTGCACCCGATCCAGCACCAGCACCTAAGAAGTCAAACGAAGAAGTAGCTGCAGAAGTCTTGGCAGGTGCATGGGGTAACAACCCAGAGCGCCGTGAGAAGCTTGTAGCCGCTGGTTATGACTACAATGCCATTCAAGCTATTGTGAACGGCAAAGCTGGTAATACAGCCGCCCCACGCAAGTCAAATGAAGTAATTGCTGATGAAGTGATTGCTGGCGCTTGGGGCAATGGTGATGATCGCAAGGCCCGTTTGGCCGCTGCAGGTTATGACTATGCAGCAGTTCAAGCCATCGTTAATAGCCGTGTACCAGCTAACCCTGCACCAAAGCTTAGTAATGAGCAAGTTGCAGACCAGGTAATTGCCCAGGCATGGGGTAACGGCCAGGAACGCAAAGACAGGCTTGCGGCTGCAGGCTACGACTATAACGCGGTCCAGGCTATTGTTAATGCCCGTATGGGTACTGGCACTGCTGGCCGTAAGTCAAATGACGTTGTTGCCAATGAGATCATTGCAGGTCTATGGGGCAAAGGCCAAGAGCGTAAAGACCGCCTAGCTGCCGCTGGTTACGATTACGGCGCGGTTCAAGCATTAGTAAATCGTAAGTTAGGGCTATAAGAATATGTATTTTGCCGCTGTCACCAACGCACCAGTAGTAGTATTTTCACTTGACTGGGCAATAGTAATTCAAATCGTATTGGCGGTATTCCTGCCAATCTTGGTTGGCCTAGTTACTACACGGGTGACAGCTGGCAGTACAAAGGCGTGGCTGCTTGCTGGTCTTAACGTGGTAACATCAGTGCTTACGCAAGTTGGTGTTGCCATTGCAAGCAACACGCCGTTTGATCTTGGCTTGGCGCTTCTGGCGGTCATTCCAGCGTTTGCAATAAGCGTTGCTACATATTACGGTCTGTGGAAGCCTACGGGCGTAGGACAGGCCGCACAGGACGTTGAAAGCACTGTGATACCTAAGTTACGATAAAGCACCTGTAAAACAAACCAAAAATAGCGCCCCTCGCAAACGGCGCTATTTTTATTTGGTCCAGTGTTTGTTTTGAAAACTGTATGTAGTTATTGTACCAAAGTAGGCTTTACTTGGTCAAGCGACTTACTGCCTTTTTCACTATTACAATATTGGCACGCAGGCTTAAGGTTGTCAGCGTTAAAGCGCAGTGACGGGTCACGGCTACGGCTAATAACGTGGTCCAGGGTAAGGTGTTCAATATCTATGCGAACAGGACACCAGGGGTGTATCTGCAGATAGCATACCCAGTATTTGCCGTCTATTGTTGGTGGGTTGTTCTTGATCCATGTAGAACGGGTTAAAAGCCACTGTTTAGTGGTTTTGCCAATCTTGTTAATAGGTGAACGCTTTATTGCTTTTAGCTTGCGTTTAGGGTTGTTATAACACGCGTAACTGAAATGCCCCATCTTCTTGCAAAACTTGCAGGGCTTCTTTGGTGTACGGTCCATAATTTGTTAATACCTCCAATCTGAATAACTTTATTATACAGTAAGTGGTTATGTTATATAAATTATGATACAGTTTATACATGCGTAGATGTTCAAAATGTGGCAAAGAGGGTGAAGACGGTTTTATTGCTTATGCAAAGTCAAAAGCTGGCAAGAATTACTATAATTGTAATGAATGTAATACAGCCAGAATGCGCCAGTATAGAGCTACTAAGGCTGGTGCTGATGCCGCGCGCAGAGCAGTGCGAAAATATGAAGTTGCAAATAACAAAAGGCGTAGAGCTTGGAAAATAGCAAAAAAATATAGCCCAGATATTAAGCCTTGTACTATATGTCAAACTACTATTAACATTCACAAACATCACCCAGACATAAATAAACCAAGATATGTAGTCTATTTATGCGCCCTACACCATAAGCAAGTGCATAACAAAATTATTCAAATAGCGTAAGCTTTGTTATAATTACACCATCAACCAAACCATATACTGGCACTACCAGGAGAAAAAGGAGAAGATGGAATGGCAAAAGAAGTTACCCATAAAGAGTTTGTGGCAAAAATTGCTGATCTAAAACCCAGCGAAGAAAACCCACGCAAAATTGGGCGCAAAGCCTACGAAGCATTAAAAAAGTCACTGCAAGAATTCCCAGAGATGAAGCAGATACGCCCTGTGGTGGTAGATGAACAAATGAATGTTCTAGCTGGTCACCAAAGGCTGTACGCACTGCAGGAATTGCAAGTTAGTGATGTGCTTGTTTTACAGGTAACTGGTCTTACTGAAAAGCAAAAACGTGAATTCATGATTAAAGATAATGTTAGTGCAGGTGACTGGGACACTGATATTATTGCTAACCTCTGGGACTTAGACGAACTTAATGACTTTGGGCTACCAGCATTTAAGCTACCTGGCAACGGTGGTGATGATGGCGAAAAGCAAAAGAATGACTACAAGAACCATGATGTAACCTGCCCTAACTGTGGTTTTCACTTCCCTTTATCTGAAGCTGCAGAAGATTAAACCAGGCTTTTTACTATGAACAAAAAAAGTATTCAGCTTGGTGATGATATTGAAGACGTAACTGCAAAGGTGCGTGGTATTGCAATTGGGCGCGTTGAATACTTAGATGGATCAAAGGCATGGTTATTACAGCCACCATTTGATGAAGATGGCAATAGAATAGCCGTAGTTGAAGTGCAAGATGCGTATGCGGTCCGTGTGGGTGATGGTGTACGCGTAGAGCCAAAGCCAGTTATGGGCTTCCATATAAGCAAGGTAAAGCGCAATGGCGGCTAAGGGAAAAACAACCAACGCTAAGGCAACCACTAAAGCGCCTAAGCCTACTACTGTTAAAAAGCCCACTAAGGTCACTAAAACACCTGCTAAGAAACCGCGAAAAGCACCCAAGCCAAAAATTACTGATGAACAATTTTATGAATGGTTTAGTAAACAGCCGTATAACAAATTTGTTCAATTAACAGAAGCCTGGAATGAAGATAAGCTAAAGATTAAACTTGAAAGCCATGATACCTATGATGGCTGGTTAAACTACTTTAAGGGCTTGCCAGTCAGTAAGTTGCAGTTGCTATCAAAAACAGGGCTTGATGTGTTGCCTGCAGAAGCTTATGCAGCACTATCATTTTGGCGTGACGTTATGAGCAACCCAAGCCGTATTAGTAAAATTCACAAAGCAGGGCTTACACGGGGCGGCAAAGGTGAACAAAAAACTATTACAGAACTTGCTGCAGCCAATGACCGCTATGGGGTTCTTAAGGCTATACGCGACCAGTTGGCAGATCGTATGCAAAATAACCCTGGCAACCGCGACACTGCAGACCTATCAAAGCAACTTACAGAAGTCATGACCCAAATAGCTGATTATGAACGTAGGCTTGCGCCTACTAAGAAAACAAAGCTTGGTGAACTGATGGCTGATATTCCTGCTGGTCCAACGGCTGAAATTGGTGTAAGCAGTAAGCGCCCACCAAAAGATGGCGGTGGGCATAGGCGTACAAGTTTTGCAAGCAGGGTAACAATAAGTGATGTAAGAGGTAAAAAGTAATGGGTAGAAGATACGGTAACCAGACCCCACGCATTGACCAATTTAATGAGGGCGATATTTGGTTGGCTGACAAAACCATTCAGCTGCTAGATCATTATGGCATTCACCTGCTTGAATGGCAGAAATACATTGTTTACTGCTGGCTGGCCGTGAACTGGGACGAAGAAGATAAACAGTGGAAGTGGGCCAACCCAAAGGCAGGTTTGCTTGTGCCGCGCCAGAACGGTAAGACTGAAATTATTATTGCCCGTATCATCGGCGGCATGATCTTTATGGAAGAAGCGCTTATTTACACGGCCCACAGTGACAAGACCGTTGATGAGGTGAAGCGCCGCGTGCAAAATTTCTTTTACCAAGCAGAAGAGGAAATACGCGACTTACTAACACCCGAATTTGATAAAGAGCCTAAGAGCCTAGACTATATTGAGCTACGCAATAAAGGCCGTTGTGTATTCCGTACCCGAACGCGTACAGGTGGCCTGGGTACTACCAATGACACGCTTATTCTTGACGAAGCCCAAGAAGAGACCGATGCCCAGCAGGAAGCATTGCTGCCAACCATTTCTGCAGGTAAAAGCCAAAACCAGCAGATATTGCGTGCAGGAACGCCACCAAGCGGTGCTGGTACTGGCACGGTGTTTGTGCGTATTCGGCAAAATGTCATTGACGGTAAAGACCATGATACCTGCTGGCAAGAATGGTCAGTTGAACTACTTACCCAGCCAGATGATGAAGATGCCTGGTATTATGCCAACCCGTCATTGGGCTATCACCTAATGGTTGCAGCGGTCCGTAACGAAGCCAAAGACATGGCAGTGGACAGCTTCAATAAAATGCGCCTGGGCTGGATCGCAGGCGTTGAAAGTAAGCGTGCTATTTCTGATGGCCTGTGGTCACGGCTTAAGGTAAAGAAAGTAACCCTAGAGCCAGAATATAAGCGCGTGTACGCCATTAAGTTTTCACCAGACGGTAGCGCTGTCAGTATGGGTGTTGGTGTGTACATGCCTAATGATATGGTCCATGTAGAGCTTATTGAGCGCCGCCCAATGAGTGACGGCACTTCATGGATCGTGAACTGGTTATTTGACCGTAAGCATTTGCGCTGGCGCAAGGCAGGCAAGATCATCATTGACGGTGCAAGTGGCACGCAGCTGCTTGTAGAAGAGCTTGTACGCACCGATAAGCGAATTAGTAAGCGAATACTAACACCCAACGTAAAAGAAGCTGCAGCGGCCTACAGTGCCTTTCAGACGGCAGTTGAGCAACGCACCCTAACCCACTTTGACCAGCCAGCATTGAATGGCAGCATCAAGACCGCCAAGAAGCGCAGCATTGGTAGAGATGGCATGTTTGGCTATGCGACACTAAACCCAGACATGCAAATTGACCCAACAGAGTGCGCGGCGTTCTGCTGCTATGGCGCGGTCCGCTTCAAAAATGCCAAAACTACAGGTGGTTCAAGTCAAAAGGTAATGATATAATCAGCCTAAGCTTGTAGATCGTAAGACAGTCTACAATGCCCAGAACTCCAATTCGGCAATAAATGCACCCCAGAAAGCGAAAGCTGCAGGGGTGTTTTGCTTTATAATATGCTTATGGAAAATGAGCCAGACACAGAAAACGTAGTGTACATAGACGAATACCCAGAGCTGCAGAAGCGCGTGTGGCTACGCAGGCTGGCCCAGCAACGGGCTTTAGGGAAGCAGGCAACAACTTATTGTGAAGTGTTTGTGCTGCCAACCCCACCAGACGGCGCGGCCTAGACTATTGACAAAATAGCACATCTATGCTAATATGTAAGTATGATTAACAAAATCAAAAACAAATACTACGAATACAACCCAAGCGAATTTCTACCTATCTACCGTGATGGCAAGATAGACAACATGCGTGACTTCCATTTGCTTAAGGCCAAGAAAGCGGCCCTTGCTATGGATCGTGCCTTTCAGCGTGTACTTGATGCCGCTTATTCAAAGTAGTCTGACCCCCGTTTTTCAAGTCTTTTTATACACTATATAGAAATTTCTTTTAGAAATAATCTATACACTATATAGATACCAACTAATAAAATGGGTGGTTTTGCACATGTTACCCACAGAAAACGGGCGGTTATTCACAAGCGACTTGGCAATTAAATGTGTGTGGTGGTATATTGGAATTCAGACAAACGAATTGGAGGGTACTTATGTCTTACAAATTGAGTAGCAAACGTCAAGAGACTATGCTGCAGCGCGTGGGGGAAGCAGCCCAGCTAATAGATAACAAAGCTTTTTTGCCATTCTATAGGGGTGTTCAAATCATGCTTGAAAAGGCTGGTAAGGCAGATGAATGGGGCAAGATGGTTGAAGTGGCACTTACTAAAGATCAGCCCAGCCACTACTTTGCCAAGCTATGTAAAATGGTCCGTGACGGCACTTATAAATTCGTTACCGCTGTTAAAGAGGTGGCAGGTGAGTTTAAGCTATATGTTCACGACAAGCTTATTAAGTTCAAATTCGGCAAGTATCACAAGTATTGGGTGCATAAGGCCCAGCAATTCATTAACGTCAATGGACAGGCAGGCTTTGAAGAGCTGCTTGAGTTTGCCGATAAAAAGGGCATCAGCCAAAAGTATATGGCCGCCGCATTGAAAAATTGCAAACCGCCAACCCGTCACTATAAAGAAAACGTATTAGGGGTAGCATCGTGATTGACATTGAAAAGCAGAAGCGGCACGGCATACGCCAGGCCCGTAAAACCATTGCTAATATTCTCAAAAAGAAAAAAGACGGCGTGAAACTTACCCAAGAAGACCATGATAAAATTGCCGCGCAGCAAACAATCATTGACCGCTGGCAGCGTGCTGGCGCTAAGGGTTGGAAATTATGAGTAGCGTAAAGGTTGAAGTTAAAGACCAAGACCGCAAGACCCTGCTTGAGCTGGTAAAAGCTGAACGGCGTAATGTCCGCATTGACACTAAAAACCCAGTGACCACCGCCGCCCAGCGCCGCGCGGTTGAGTTCTACCAAGATCATCTGTTCAAACTTCATAAGAAGCTTGCCCCAAATGATAAATATATAAGCAAATACGTTTAAGGAGTACCAATATGGAAGCACCAAGTTTTTCACTATCAAAGCGAACAATAAATTTACTCATTATAGCCGCAGTGGTCCTAGTGGGTATATTCACACTTATTGGCATTGGGGCTAGTGCAAACAATACTGCAGTCCGCCAAGAAGAGACCATTGAAACCAGCAAGGGCAATATCAGCAAAGAAGAGCAGCGCCGTGTAGACCTGTTCAATAACCTAGTTGATGCGGTCCAGTCTGCCACCACATTTGAGCAGGCCACCCAAACCAAAATTGCCGAAGCACGAAGCCAGGGCAACAGCGGCAATATTGACCAAGCCATGCTGACGATCCAGGCCGTTGCAGAAGCCTACCCACAAATTAAAAGCATTGACCTCTATAAGCAAACGATGCTTGAATTCAGTATTACTGAAAACCGCCTTGCTTCTTATCGTGAGCAATATAACACCGATGTCAAAGAATACAATACAACGGTCCGATCATTTCCACGCAACATTGTGCTAGGTATCATGGGCTACGATGTCCGCGATTACAAACCCCTAGACTTCAAAGTAGATAACAGCCAGGCACGCAACCTATTTGATAAGCAATAGCCATGAATGATTACAAGCGTGTTTTATTGGTGGTACTAGGCGCAATACTGCTATTGCCTGTTGGCTTCACCGCTAAGGCTGCCATAGATGCAGGCGGTGAAAAGAATGCCCGAATGTACAACACGGCCATTCAAGCCACCGAAACAGACCGCTTTAATTACGCTATAGATAGCCACCAGGGCAAGTTACTGGGTAGTGGGCATTTCACCCCTACCCAGCTTGTTAAATTCCCAGAGATGAACAAAGAATATGCCTGGGTTGAAAAAACCAAAGAAGAGTACACCCGTCATGAACGTGAAGTATGCACTGACACCTACGACAGTGAGGGTAATGTAACAGGCGAAAGCTGCCACACAGAGGTTTATTATTCATGGGACTATGCAGGGTCAGATCAGCTGCAAACGCCTGCTTATAAGCTTCATGGCCGCGAATACCCAGAAAGCCTGTTTAACGATGGTGTGTTTGCTGGCGGCAAAAACTGCAGTGAATTCATGCCGCAGGGCAGCGCTGGTGGCTGGTTCAGCGATGATAAGGGCTGTACGGGCGGTTATTACTACACAGACGGTGACACACGCTATGATTACCGTGTAATTGAGCCTAGCGGCTTTGATGCTGCATTTATAGCCGATGTTAGTAACGGCAAGCTTGACCCACTGGGCGGCAGCTTCATAAGCCTAGAGCGTAAGAGCGTTGAGCAAATGGTAAAAGATGCAAACGATTATCACACGCCTGGCATAGTGTTCATTGTGTTCTGGTGGGTGCTAATACTAGGCGCTATGGGCGGTATTGCTTATGCCTGGTCAATGAAAGATAACGTATGGCAGTAATACCAGTATATGAAGTGGTGTGTGACTGTTGTGGCATGGCTGACTACATACACGGCTGCAGCAATAAAAAAGAGCTGGCGGTTGAATTAACGGCCAGGGGCTATATAGTAAAGGGTAACTGCACAAGTATTTTCTGTGATGAAAATTGCGCTGCAACGGGGAAAACATGAGCAAAATTTTATTCTTAGATATAGACGGTGTATGCAATTCAGCAGAATATGCTGAACGGCGCTTTAAGGAAACTGGCAAAGGTGGCCTACTTGGCATTGACCCAACACTGGCAGCCCGTGTGCGTAAGATCGTTAAAGCCACCAACTGTGATGTGGTCCTGTCTAGCACCTGGCGGCTATACGATAAGGCGCGGCACGATGTGCGCCGTGATGTCATTGGCTTTATAGATGTGACCCCAAACCTGCAGGCTGGTGAAAAGAATGGCATTGTGAAGCGCGGCGTGGAAGTGCAAGACTGGCTTGATCGTCACCCAGATGTTGAAGTGTACGCCATACTAGACGATGATAGCGACTTTTTAGAAGACCAATGGTTATTCAAAACGACATTCAAGCAGGGGCTAACAGAGCAAATTGCTGCAAATGTTATTGCCCATCTGAATAGTATTGACGAATAAGCATAAACTCTATACAGTTACGAATGTAAGTAATGTCTTACAAACAAAAATAACGATCTTGGAGGGTCACCATGAAAGTCTTTATTGCAAAGCTAGTGCTACGGGTACTGCAACCAAACGCACACCAGCTAGGCAAACTTGATGCCGATGGCAAAGTTGTCTGGTAACGATAGCCACTAACAGATAAGCGCCGCACCTGGCGCTTTTTTGTTTGCCAAAATGCTTGACTAACTGTAGGGAGTTTTGATATTATCTAAGTACAACCATTTAACTTATGAATTGGAGGGACTAAATGGGGTTGAGGGAAAAGATATTTGGCGCGAAACGTGAACCGCAGCCATTGGAGTTACCAGCTATATTGCAGCCAGAAGGCCCAGTAAACTATAATTCGGTGCTTGACTATCTAGTTGGGCTTAGTGATAAAGACTACCGAAAAATGACTGGCAGCGCTGATGTTTACCGTAAGGCAAACAAAGAGGTTGCAAAGATCGTTGGCGTTAAAGACGAACCAACCCACACACTATTACCAGAAAAGCCTACTGATGAAGAGGTTGATGCTGGCTTAGACACCGTAATGAATGCACACCCAGATGATCTAGTTGCTGCATTTGAAAGTGATGATAAGCCAGAAAAGCCTAAAAAAGTTCAATCAGCAAAAAGCAAAACCATCAAGGTAAAAGACGATGCCGCGCAGCAAGACTAAGCCGCAGCTGTATCTAGGCAACCTGGCTGGTCCAGAGGGAAACGCCTATGTGATATTGGGCAGAGCGCAGCAGGTAGCCAAAGAGGTGGGCGAAAACGCACTTGGTGCATCATGGGAAACCATTAACGCCGATGCAACCAGCGGTGATTATGACCACCTGCTTGAAGTAATTAACAAATACTTTGAGGTGATCTAATGAAGCGAATAAAAAATGTGTTCAGTCAGTGGAAAGCAGAGCGCCAGCGCTTAAGCGAATTATACGAACTGCTAGAAAACTTGATTGACCCAACATTTCTTGAAAGGGCTACCAATGGCATATCGTGATCTATTTGGCCGCAAGCTTAGTAAGTTTGACGTTACCCAGGCAGTAATTCATACGGTGCGCGGAAACAACCCCTACCCTGCCTATGTGGCCCGTTCAATGGGTATTGGCTACTTCAAAGCAAACCGCCTGGCAAAGCTTCTAGCTGATGCCAAAGTCACAAACCCGATGGACAGCCAAAACCGCAAAGTGCTATTAAAAGAAGATGCAGCCGTAAACGCTGCACTAAGACAGCTTAAGAAAGGGAATAAGTAGATGGGCATTGCAGGAAAAGTTATTAACGGTAGGCTAGTGGTCAAATTCAATGGTGTTGAATACCCACTTATCAAAAGCAACGCTAAGGCGGTTGAAGCCTACCTGCATACTGGTGACCCAGTGTATTTGAATGCCCTGGCATCAGAAGAAAACATAGACCGTTTTGGCGGTGATAGGAGTACAGATCGTGGCTACTGAATTACTAAAAATTAAGAAGTATGAATTTAGTGACGGCACTGTTGTATATGTGAAGATTGACTTTGCTAAAAACAAGGTATCGCTTGTAGATCAGAACGGCGCTAATTACAAGTGGCTATTTGCAGAGCGCGGCGCTGAATACATGAACGGCTGGCTAAACATTCTTGGTGCTATGCGTTATGTGATCCGTGAAGCCCGTGATGAGCTTGAAGCCTGGCAAAAAGACCAAGACGATAAGAAGCAAAAGCAGATCATAGATATTATGGTCGCGCTGGCAGAGGACAAAGAATAATGGAAGTTGCACTAACCGCATTTTTGGTGACTGTCGCTATTGTGGGCGGCATATTAAGCCCATTTTTTCTGTTCTACATTCTTACGCTTATTGGCAAGTTCTTAGAAGCGGTCACGCTGCAGCTGCAGGGTTGGGTTGAAGATGTTAAGAAGCGCCCACCATTTGAAGATGTGCAGGTGAACGTAAACCCAGCCACCAACGTTATGACGGTCCGTATGATTAAAGACGGCAAAGTTGTTTGGCAGGGTGCATCATCACGCCGCCAAATGGAAGACAACGAAACATTAACTTTTACCAGCACTGAGGTTGAGCAATGAACCTATTAGCCGCCCACCAAGAGCTTGCAAAAAAGTATGCTAACACCATAGACAAGGCTGGCTTTCAGTACATTGACGGTGTTATTAAAACGATCCGTGAGCGCGGTGAAGACCCAGTAAATTACGAAATGGTTATGACTAGCAAAACCCATGTTGATGAACCTTTTACTGTTGAGTGGGCTTTAAGAATACGCAAAATTCACAAGATTGGGTTGGTAGACTAATGGACGGTAAAAGCAAAGCATGGCGCGATGCGGCAGATCGGCTGCTAGAAGCACTGGCCCGTGATAACCAATACGTTATTGGTGACATTCTAATTATCTTTTTAGAAAGCGCAGGCTATGGCCTAGAAGACTACACCCCACTTGGCGGCGTATTCAAACGGGCCGCAGCAAAGGGCATCATCAGCCGCATTCACAGCAACCGTAAACAGGCACTATGGAAAAGTGAAGTGTATGTGAGGTGCAGCCATGTCTGAAATATTTAAGCTGGCCCTATTAGGCTTCATGTCACTGTTCACTGGTTGGGGTATGTGCCACAAAGAAGAAATGGGCTATACCTGCCGCCACCGTACCATGAGTAACGGCAAAAAGGAGTGTGGAAAATGAAAGCCTGGTACTTAGAAATAAAAGACGGTGACGATGGGCGGTTTGTAGTTTTTTCGGACACGCGCAATAAAGCACGCAACCAAGCTGATAGCAAAGACCTTTTCTATGATCGCTGGATTGACATTGTTGCTACCAGAGCGCCTAAATACGATGGGCTAGAAACATTGACCCAGCGTGAGCTTGATAAAGTGCTATGGCGTGACGGTTGGGAATGGCTAGAGTATTCTTGTCCAGCACCAGAAGAGACAACAGATGAGCAGTTTTATGACTGGTACGATAGTACGTTTTAACTAAGGCTATATGATAGGAGTTCTAATATGCCACAAGTAACACCCCCACCAATGGAAAAATTAACGCAGCACCAAAAGATTGTTGCCTACATGTGCATTCATCATGATAAGAAGTGGTGGCTTGCCAGCGATTTTATGAAGCCAGACATGGGCGCATTCTTTGTTGGCTACGAAGCCACAGCACGCCTAGCAGAGCTTGTGGGTGAAAACCCTGGCATGTTTGCCACTGAACGGCAGGGGCGCTTTAGGGCGGTCCGTGTGCAGTTTGAGACGGGCAAAGAATGGTACAGCACCATAAGCCCCAAGCTGCAGCTGATGGTCAAACGCTACTACAAGGGCAACCAGTAATGCGCCCACAGCCAACCAATAAAGATAACTTTTTGATTGAAGTTACCCCAGAGCAGCTAGATGAGCTTAGGGCAATATACCGTCACGTTGATGATGAGGGTTATGTTGAAATGCACTACTCACCATACTGGGAACGCAATAAGCACATTGGCGGCATTGAACTAACTGGCGTTGATAAAGTAAATGTTATAGATGCAGAAAGCGGCAAACTAAGGTGATGGAGGTGCAGCAAGTGATTACTACATTTCAAAAGTACATCAAAGAGTGGCATGATCTTGATGTTGCCTACTACAAAATACCCAGCTGGCGTATCTTCAAGCAGCTTAAAAACATCAGACAGCGTGAACAATTAACCAGGGTGTTTGTAGCCCGTATGAAACATCATGGGGTAATAAAGTGAATAAAATAATTGTTCAACCAATGAAGTATGAAGATGTTGAGCCAGGCAGACCGTTCTTTATTCTGCATAAAGACCCAAAGAAGCAAGATATTACAGTTTGGCAGAAGCGTGAAGATGGCTATGGCTTAGTGATATTCTTTCACGGTGAAAACTTTTGGTGCAACCCACCAACTGACAGCAGTATTGAATGGCGCGCCGTCAAAGCCATTGAAAAGTATGGTGTTACCTATCTTACCAACCCAGATGAATACATTGAGGGTTATAAAAAATGTGCATGGAATGAGGGCAATAAATACCGCCAAGATTACGCAGATAAATTTTTTGGAAAGGTCAAAAAATAATGTACGAATTCCCACCAATGAGCCTATACGCACAGCTTAGTACACCAGAAGCAATGCGTAAGCACCCAGGCGCGCCACAATGGGCATACGATGGTCAGTTTATCTGGTTTGTGTATCAACCGCCCAAGAAGCCAGATTATGGCTTTAGTGAGGGCAAAACACCCTACCCACCTGGCACTGTTGGCGCTGAACTTGAAAAGCAATATAGAACTAGCATAGGTATTAGCAATGATCGTAGCCTTTGATGTAGATGATACGCTTATTATGCCCTCTGTGGCTGCAGGCTTTGGCAATGATGTGCCTAACTACGATAATGTGCATATTGCATTCTGGTGTTTAGCGCAGGGTCACACTGTTGTTGTGTGGTCTGGCAGCGGCAAAGACTGGGCGCAGCGATGGGCTGAAAAGCTAGGTTTGCTGCCCAATGACAATGTCCGCATTTGGACTAAAGAGCGCGTGCTTGATAGTAACGATCAGCCATTGGTAGATATTGCCTATGATGATATGGAAGTTGAACTAGCAAAGGTCAATGTTAGGGTTAAGCGAATAAATAACAGTGTAAGCCGTGCAGTTTGGAACAAAACAAAGCACTTGAACACAGATAAGGAGTAAAAGGCTTATGTCGCAAAATATTAAAACATTCATTTGGGCAACTGCATTTGGATCACCCGAGCGTATTGCCTGGCTGAAAGAAAATTACAATAAACCCGTTACGGAAGATGAGTATATAGAGCATATCAAGCAAATGCCGCATAATCACCCAAAGGCTGCTAATTGCCGTAACCCAGGCAATAACCGCCGTGACTACAAATACCTAGTTGAACGGTTTGGCTTCTTTACTGACCACGCACAAGCTGAATAAATAATTTATTCAGTATAATAGTGACATGGGCGCGAAAGGTTAGCACCAATATAGGTTATGAGCCTTGCGGTTACCTGGGTTCAATTCCCAGCGCGTCCACCACTACAGTGAGGTGTAGTTTAAGCCCGAAAGCGCCACTAGGCGCTTTTTGGTTTAGTGCAACTTCTCTACTTTGCTAAGATCAACCGTATATGTGCCGTCATTGTTCAATGTAATGCCAGATGCAGGTTCAAGGTCGGTTGGCGTAGCGCCGCAGAATGGGCATTTGTGACGATAGCCAATGACATAGTTTGTTTCTTTATCAGCTATTAAGGCCCTGGGCGTTCTAGTGTGTGGTCCAAGAGCAGGGCAGTCATGGTAGTAAACGGGTGTTACTTCCATTAAATGTAGTGCCTTTTCTTAGTCCAGGTGATTGGTCCAGTAGCAGGTCTGTGCGCCACGCGCGGTTCTGGTGACTGTCCATGCCCCAATAGGCTGCCTAAATCATCATCATGATCTACTAGGCTAGGAATGGTGTAATAAATCGGCAGTCCGTTATTACAGTAGAATTCACCTATTTTGTTGTCATACTGCAGTTCAATGTCTTCAACAAATTCAATCATTGGCTGTATGTGGCTTGTTGGTATAACGATACCCACACCCCAAAGTAGTTGATGGAAGCGCAGCATATCACCGTCAGCGGCTTTATCTACTGCAGCCTGCACCCTTTTACCTAATGGCCGTGAAGTGCCAGTATATAGGCTTATAATCGTCTTTTGATCCAAAGCTTTAATGGCGTTTTCAATGTTTTCATAGAAATTAGGGGTCAATATAGCATCGTCTTGAATAACTACATGCCAATCACCTCTACCAATGCCTGCTTCTAGCGCATTGCGGCCAGTGTGCCATTCAACATTGTCAGTATCGTAAACGATAGACCACGCGGCAAACGGGTATTGCCTAAGTTGCTTAAACAGGGCTTCTACTTGTTCGGTGCGCTTAGGGTGCGCCATTATTGCAATGGTGATGTTCATTACAGCTTCTTTATAGCCATTTGGTAGTCTTCTGCTTCACGCAGCACTTCAAAGCCGTCTGCATTCTCAAGGAATTCATCAACGGCCTGCATAACACCAAATTGGGCATTGTTATAATCGTCAAATATCAAAACACCACCCTTTTTAAGCAATGGGTATGCTAATTGGGCATCTATCAAAGCACCCTCATAGCTATGGTCACCATCTATATAAATGAGGTCGTATGTTGGCCGCTTTGGCAGCTTTTTAAGCACATCGGCACTTTTACCTTTTAGCTTAGTAATACGATCACCATATTCAGCCACATTGCGTTCAAAGCGCTGTTCATATTCACCAGTGACATCATCAAAGGCTGGTCCGAATATATCAACACAGGTAAGCTGCAATTCTGGCCTATTGTCCATCAGCCATACTGCAGAAGCACCCTCAAAGCTGCCTACTTCCAGCCCTTTTTTAACACCTTGTGGTATCCATCGCTGCCACATTCCTATAGCGTTATTGTGCCACCATTGGGTAAATTCTTTGTCTTCTCTCATTTGTGTAACCACCATTCTGACCGTTGCAGCGTAGGCCGCATAGTCTTAAACTGATTATTTACTTTACCTACCCCATATACCAAACGATCAGCGTAATTTTCATACCCTACGGCATTGAACACTAGCATATCTATAAGGTCCATATTTGAAGTGTTGTAACCCCATATATAGAACATCTTGGTAAGGTAGTCTATAACGTCTTGCCTAGAGCCGCCCAGCAGGCCGCAATTAAGCAATGTTTGCCCAGCACGCTTTCTTAGCCACTGCCTGTAATAAGCGTTCGGTGTATTCAGCATTAGCCACTGACAGTCAAGCTTATTGGTTGTTTCACAGCCTACATATATCTTGCCAGCTTCCATAGCAGGGAATGGGTTATTAAGCATGGTGACATCACCACTATCAACGATCCAGGCATTATCTATTTCTGGGTGAGCTAATAAGTAGTGCAGCGCCTTTAAGAAGCGGTTTTTATAAGGGTCTGTGCTAGTGCCAGTCTTGATGTACTCTGTCTTACCAACCACCTTATCTTCAATGTTATTAAGCACTATGAGCCGTTGCCCGTGCTGTTCAGTAGAAGCTGCAAGGGTAGCTGCATATTCAAGCCCTATGGTCCTGGTATAAGCAGGGTTAGGCACAGAGCTATGACGTTCACCCCATTTTATTTGGAAGTCTGGCTGTCCAGTGTATACGCCACAGATAACTACATTGTTCTGCTTCTTAAGCGGCTTAGTGGCAGCTGGCTTAGGTGGGTCTTCACGGTATTCAATATATTCACTGCTGTCACCTTTGGCATGTAGAATGCGCTGATTATTGCGATCTACTACGGTCCGCATTGTATCGTCAATAGTAGTCTCATGGTCCAGTTCGCTGTTAGCGTTTTCATCTATTGAATAAAATAGTTGTTCACTACCAACAATGTCTTGGTTCTTCCATGTGCTTAGGCCAGCATTGTGAATGCGCCATGACCAATCAACGTGTTCTACCATACCCTTGCCGTATACAGGATCAAAGCCACCCACTCTAGGCAATACTTTCTTGGCATCTATGTATAACATCTGCCCTCTAGGGTGGCTAAAACTAAACAGCTTATCGTCTTCATAGAGCCGCTTGCCTACTGAAAAGTAATGTGCATTGCCGTGTTCACCAGGTCTTATATCGGCCCAGCAATACTGCAGGTGCGCTTCTGGGCTGTCTATATAGCCCTTGTGCCAGTCCTTAACTACAGGGTATATATCATCATCAAATAAGAATATGTGGTCAGCGCCCCACGCATCGGCCAGTTCTAAACATTTATTCTTTGCCCTGGGTATACCAACATTCTTTTCTATGTAGTGGTACTGCACCCCGTCTAGCTTCTTAGGCTTATCACTGCCATCGTCTACTACAAAGATCACCGCCCCAGCTGGCAGATATTTCTTATGCCCATTCAATGAACGGGTTAAGTATTTATCACGCCCCCTTGTGGTTAAACATATAGCTATCTTCTGCTGCTTTGTGTTTGACATCTACACTCCAATTCGTTTACTAATAATGATTATATCATTGTGCTTAAGATGCGCTGCCACGCGCCAGCCAGCTGCATAAAAAACTTATTCAATTCTTATTTTAATTATTTTTTCAAACGTCACAGCTTTTTTATTTAACAGGGGGGGAGGTCACCCAATGTTTTCAAATTTGACACTCCGCCGTGTAAATGCCGAATTTTCGGGCG